ACAGTAACATTATTTGCAGCATCAAATGTTATATTTGTACCGCCAGCAATCATAGCCGCAAGTTGTTGTACCGTGCTCTGAAGAGATAGACTTGAAATATAACCCCTATCACCACCTGAAGCCAGACCTCGAACAGTTGATGTAAGAGAAAGAGTTGAAACAAAACCATTTTCTTTGCGCGTACCCAGATCAGCCACTGTAGACACGAGTGCTGTATTCAAATACTCAACTGAGATTGGGGATACAAGATTTCCAAAAATACCTGTAACAGTACTCGTGAGGGCTCCAGTACTTACATAGCGCGATGAGTCTAGTAGGTAAGCAGTGGTACTTTGAAGCGCACTTGATGATACATACAGCAACGATCCAAGTCCTATGGTTGTACTTGTTAAAACAACATTCAGTGTTGGTGTTGACACATAATCACCCGATGTACCCACATTTGCCAGTGCGTTTGTTACATAATTTGTAAGATATGATGTTGAAATATATCCAGCTGTATTCAAACCGTCGATTGTGCTTTGAAGAAAAAAACCTACAGTAGCACTTGATACATAATTGTAGTTTGTAGCGGCATTTGCTAAAGATGTTCCAACATAGGAAACGAGATATCCAGTGGATACATATCCTGCTGATCCTAGACCTTGTACAGTACTTACTAATGAAGAGCGAAGTGTGGCTGTTGATACATAGCCAGCAGTGGCCAATCCTTGAACCGTGCTAGTTAAGGATGAACGAAATACTGACGTCGAAATATAGCCAAAAACTCCAAGACCTAATGTTGTACTTACTAAGGCGGTATCCAATTTAGCATTGTCAACAACATATTCAGGATTGATTAGTAAACCAGCAACGGTACTTTGAAGCGCACCAGTACTTACATATCGTGAACGATCCAGAATAAACTGCGTTGATGTTAAAGCAGCGTTCGCGGTACTTGTTGTAAGCGCAAGGGTTGTAGATGACACATATCCTGCAACTGCTAGATTTTCGATAGTACTTATGAGTGCCGCATTCAAGTATGATGTTGAAACATATTGAAGAGTGCCAAGCCCTTGTGATGTGCTGAAGAGCGCTGTATTTAAATAGGAAGTCGATACAAAATTTATTGTCCCTAGCCCCTGTGATGTGCTTGTAAGCGCCACATTCAGAAAGGATGTAGATACATACTGTATTGATCCAAGACCACCCACAGTACTTAGAAGATTTGGTAAAGTGATCCCACCAAACAGAATCGGATCGACCCAGTTAATACCACCCGCACCATCCGTAGCGATAATGTACCCCGTTGAAATTGGGAGATTTGTAGCAGGATTGACTGCGAACAAACTTCTTAAAATTAAAAGATTTGTATCATACGATCCATTGTTTAATATATAGGAATCCATCTTCTTCTATAGACTCTTCTTTTTGTGCGTGTTAAGCGCAAACATATATCTGTCTTCTTTTTAGTATGGTAGGTGGTGGCGGTTTATTACAACTCATCGCAATGGGAAAGCAAGATGTATTTCTCAGTGGAAATCCTCAAATCACCTGGTTCAAAATGGTCTATCGGCGCTACACTAATTTTGCTGTAGAAAGTCAAGCCATGTACTTTGACGGCGATCCCGATTTCGGTAAACGCCTTTCATGTTTAGTTCCTCGACGCGGAGACTTACTTGGTCCAGTGTTCCTTGAAGTGACGTTACCTGCTATCTATCTATCTTCTAATGGGAGCGCAACAAACTATGTAAATTCTATTGGGCATGCCCTTATTCAGGAAATTAGTATTGAAATCGGCGAGCAAGAGATTGATAAACAAACGGGTGAGTGGATGGAAATATGGTCAGACCTGACGACCACTTCAGAAAAGAAATCTGGATTCTATGACATGATTGGAAAAGTGGATGGCTATGTCCCCCCTACAGGCTCACTGCCCGGTCCTCTAAAACTATACATTCCGCTCCAGTTCTGGTTCAATAAGAATCCTGGTTTGTATTTACCTCTCTTGGCACTTCAGTATCACCCTGTGCGCATTAATATTACTCTCAGACCGCTACAACAACTTTTCTATAGCGGTGAACTTGTCACTAACTGTGATACGACAACCGTAAATCCTGCGAAGATTACTTCAATGATGTTATATGGTGATTATGTACATTTAGATGTTGAGGAGCGTCGCCGTTTTGTAAGCACAGCCCATGAGTACCTTATTGAACAGGTACAGTACACTCCTGCTCTTGGTGTCCCCGCCAGTGTAACAAGCGTTCCTCTGCGTTTGGAATTTAATCACCCCCTTCGGGAACTTATCTGGGTCATTAAACGTGATATAATGGATAGCTATCATGAATGGTTTAATTACAGTAGTCTTTCGATTAGTGAAACAGGTAGACGTACAGATATGCTAGCAGCCGCAATACTTCAATTGGATGGCATGGATCGCTTTCAAGAAAGGGACGCTGGATATTTCCGCCTCGTTCAAGCATATCAACACCACACTGTAATTCCCAGCGATGATTTTATTTATACATACAGTTTCGCGTTGAAACCTGAAGAATTACAGCCGAGTGGTTCTTTGAATGCGAGCCGCATTGATAATCTTGTTCTTATGTTAACAATGAATCAGACAACAACGCCTCCTCGTGGCAATTGCACGGCTCGTGTGTATGGATTAAATCACAATGTTCTTCGTGTTGTCGATGGCTTCGGTGGTTTGCTCTTTACCATTTAATGAGTGTAAAAAATTGAAGTGGCTGTTGGCGTATCGTATTTTACCACAATGGATGGCGATGAAGTCAACGAGGGAGCACACGGTAAAATCTTTAAAACACCTTTTGGTGTTGTAAAGATTGGAAAGCGGCGATCCAAAACTCTCGATACAGTTACTCAGAGGCGCATTCACGGATTTGCTGAAACGGTTTTGAGTAACCCTAAGTACACGACTCTAAGAGTCCCACGCCTCAGCACAGATGTAACTCGTTATGAAATGGAATTGGTAGATACAGGAGCAGAGATTTGGCAACCTACAAACGAGTCACTTGTTCAAGAGCTTGTTTGTTTCTGGAGTGAAATGTGGTCTCTCGGCTTCGCGCTCTACGATTTCGAGCTGTATCAGCAACCCGATGGACGGGTCGTTCTGCTAGACTTTGATGCGACTGGATTTCGCATGATGAATGGGTCTGAGAGTATACACATTCAGGGAAAGAACATTGCGCCCTGTGACTTCTTTCTACACCCCTGCTTTCCTCCCGACTTTGAGAAATACCTTGTACATCTGCGCCTACCCATTGGTAAGCGGAACATCTAGCCTTAAAGTAGTATGTCCGAAGAGAACTCTCAAACAAAAAATAAATTTCCGTATACACACGGGTCTTATTGGGAAGGATCCTCTTTGCCGTTCATTTTTTATGTATGTCTTGCCGTCTTTCCACTCACTGGATTCTTCGGTATCGATCAATTACTTTTCTTTTCTCCCGTAACTGCTATTCAAAAGGCTATCATAAATATCTTTACATTTGGTCTCTGGTACTTTTATGATATGATACAGGTGTTTGGCGATCGCAAAAATATTGAGGAGTATGGACTCAGTCGTCCTCTTTTTGGTCCTTCCGGTCTCGGATATCAATTCTTTAATCGTGTAACAAATCTTTTTATACCTTCAAATAACGATTTACCTCAAGGTCAGGGATTTATGTCACTTGCCTTCTTCATAGCGTACTTTATGACGATCTATGTGCCATTTGGTCTCTCTAGTTTTATTGCAGGTGATATGAATGGCGGAATTGCGAAATTTGTCCTCACGATACTCTTTTTTACCATCCCTTTCCTTTTTCTATGGAATCTTTTTGAGATGGCGACTCTCTTATGGAATCCCCTTGATACATTTGAAAAGGGAGTTCCACGTATTCCTCCTTTCACTGCTACAATGGATCAACGCGCCTTAGCGACAAACTTCACCAAACCTAGTGTTCTGGAGGCAATGGGTAAGCCAACAGGTACTATTTTTTCACGTTTTTTCAGCACGATTTTTGGCTTCTTCGGTATATCGAATCCTCTTGATATTGTTTCTACAGCCGCATGTGCCGTTGTCCCTCCTGTAAAGTCTACTATAAGTGCTGTAAGTACAGCCGCGTCAGGTGTTGCTGGTCTTGCCGCTGCGGCACCCGCCATCGCTACGAAAGTCGCAGGTAAAATGGCAGCCTTTTCTGATCCAGCGAAGTTAGCAGCACTTGCTCAGCAGGCTCCATCGGTGGGTATCACAGTAAACCCGAATGCGAAAGCTGCCATGGGAAATCCAATTAGTGTCCCTACAGGGACTATGGTCGGTGGCGGCAAAAACTCGGGGCTTGATACATGGTTTATCATTGCCATTACCTTTGTTGCACTCGGTGGATTTGCGATCGCAGGAATTCGCAACTTAAGAAATATGTCACTTCAAAAGGAAAGAAATGACTACCCCCCTGAAGAAAAGAGAGATGATTCCCCTCCAAAACCAAGAGATGTTTGAACAACTCATTGGGCGAGCAGAAACAAAAGACCCCCTTCCGATTGTGTCAGTTGTCTATTTTACGGCAAAGTGGTGTGGAGCCTGCAAGCGTCTTAATCTCGATGTTTTAATGGCAAATCACCCGAATGTGACATGGTATAAATGTGACATTGATCAAAACGAATACACTGCTGGCTTTTGTAGCATTCGTCAAATACCCACATTCTTGATTATCAAGGAAAAGAATATTCTCGGAACTCTAAGTCATTCAGATACAATGACTGTTAGCAACTGGATCTCTGAAAAGGTCTAAAATGGAATCTCTCCTCAAAATAAGAATGTTCAACTTTGACATTGTTATTGTGGGCGCAGGACTTGCTGGTCTTTATTGCGGCATTGAATTGGCTAAAAAAGGAAAGTCGGTCTGTATTCTTGAAAAATATAAGTATCTCGGTGGACGTGTTGTAACGTATCATGAAGGACAATATTCCTGGGAGATTGGAGCAGGACGTATCTCTGATTCGCACACAATGGTTCATTCACTTCTTTCTCGCTATGGGCTGAAAACGTATCCTCTTTCAGACAAACAGACATTCGTTGAAGATAATGGGGCTCAACGCGAAAATAAGTTTACGACTATGATTCAACCGATCTTGAGGGAGATCAGTGAATTACCTGCGGCAGTATTGGAAAAACACACACTCGAAGAAATCATGAAAAGTATTTATGGAGAAGTGAAAACACGTGAACTTCTTAGTGAATTTCCTTATCGTGCTGAAGTTTCTGTTCTGCGTGCTGATCTTGGTATTGCGGCTTTCACACAAGGTGAAATGTCATCCTACAAGGGTTATTCTGTTGTTGGTGGTGGGCTTTCATTGCTGATTGATGCTATGGCAAATGAATTCAAGAAAGCGGGCGGTGTCATCAAACTAAACTATGAAATGGTTGGTCTTTCACAGCCCGATGCGCATTCAAAAGTCGTTATTGAATGCCGTGTAGAGAAAAGCGCAGCCGATGTTGTCTTTGCGAATAAGGTAATCTTAGCTCTTCATTCCTCAGCACTCAAATCATGTCCTGATACGCGCCATTTTCCTGCCCTTAAACACCTTGTTATGTGCCCACTCTTACGAACCTACGGTATCTTTCCAACTTATAACGGTTCAGCGTGGTTTAGTGGTTTTAACACATGTGTAACGGCTGGACCTGTCCGTTATTTCATTCCGATTGACGAGAAAAAGGGAGTTGCGATGGTTTCTTATACTGACGCTGATGATGCGAATTATTTGATAAAAATGTTGAAGAAAGAAGGCGAAGCAGCCCTCGGCGAATTTATTTTAAAAGAACTTCGAATTATGTTTCCAGATCTAGTCATACCCAAGTATACCCTTTTTAAGGCGCATCCATGGTATGCTGGCTGTACATATTGGACACCTGGGGACTATGATCCTGAGCGTATGTCAGAAGAAGCTATGCATCCTGATAAGAATATGCCTTCCGTCTATGTATGCGGCGAATCCTTTTCTATGAAACAAGCCTGGATGGAAGGCGCCTTAGAGCACGCGTCCGATATGATAAAGAAGTATTTCGTATAAATTAGGGAGATGCCGAAAGAGCTCGACAAGCACAAAAAATACAAAACAATGTATGGCTCCAATGAACTCTTTTGGGGTATTGGCATTGAAGAAGAGACATACTTTCAGTTTACGAAACCAATCTATGTTGCTGCGCCTATTATACGAACATGCCATAAGGCTGAGCGATACAGTGTAGATTATTATACAGGATTCAAATCTGGCTACTTGATCTTATTTGATCAACTTTTTCGTGATGCGTCTGGATGTGTACCTTTGCCCTTCTTTTTTAATGGGCACTCCTTTGAAAAAATGGACCTCAGTGGACAGCATGCAACAACCTATACAAAACAACCAAAACCCAATCCGTTGTTTGGGAAGAGTTTTTTTCATGAATTACAGGACTTTCACCCCTTTTTCAAAGATGAATATGAAAAGAAGTTTTGTTTTGATGGAGATACAATTGAATTTATTACACAAGACTTTTACAAAACACGGGTTGATCGTGTCGTCAAAGAACTAGTGGATACAAAGACACGTTTTTTAAAAGAGGTAAATAACTTCTTAGTCAAACGACGAGTTCATAGAGATAAGGGTCTTCTTATGTATCCACCAGTAAATCCTGGTTTTGCTGTGTTCTATAGCAACCCGCGAAATGTCGTCATGTTTAATAATGGCACGTATCACATAAATATTACGTTGCCGACGATGATTGGTAAAAAGGATGAAACGGGAATCGCGCCACTTCTCTACCCCGCACTCTTCAAGTATCAGCACAGACAATTTATTCGCTATATTCAATGGATTGAGCCATTTTTGGTCGCATTGTATGGAACAGGAGATCCCTTTTCAAAGAAGTGCCCGCGATATTCAAAAGCCTCTCAGCGATGTGCGGTGTCTCGGTACATTGGTATCGGAACATACGATACTGTGGCTATGACCGAAGGTAAAATGCTTACTGTGCCACTCAATGAAATAAGAGGATCACGCCTTAGATATTGGTGGTACAAACAGTATCATACAAAAAGCGGGTATATGCCCCTTGATAAGATTGGTATGGACATTAATTATAAAAAACACTACAATCACGGCGTAGAGCTTCGTATCTTTGACTGGTTTCCTGAAGATCAGTTGGTGGAATTGTCCACCTTTTTAATCTATTTAGCAGATGCGTCCCTCTGTCTACCCGAAGTGGGTGAAGCGTGTATGAGTGAAAGCTGGAATGACTTTGTTGTATCTATCTTAGATGAGGGCAAAGACTACAAGCTCCCCCATACGATATTGGGGATGTATGAAAAACTCTTCGGGTTTGATTTTGTGGGCAAATCCTTTACAGTTGAAACTGGATTTGCGTATATGTTCCAATCTTTGAAACGAATGTACAAGATGGGTTTCTGCGCGAAGTGTATGTTATAAGGAAACTAACTTTCTCATCTTCATCATCTCCACCTCCGTGACCTCCACCACCTGAGGCACCAGAGAATCCAGGTCTTAATGGATCAGTGAGATCAGGGCACTTTGATGTACGATGCCCATGTTCATTACAAATGCTACACGCTACAGAAACTAATCCAGACATTCTGATAGTTCCTATGATGTAAATTGACCTCAATTTTTATCATAGTAAAATTGAAAACGGCGGGCGGTGGAGCACTCAGTACTCAAATGGCGTTCTTTGATTGGGATCTTGAAAATGGAAAGATGTGGAGGATTCCTCTTGAAGATAGTGTACCTAAGAAACGAATGTTCAAAATCAAGCATGTTTTCCTCACAGAGGCGGAACAGGCTCGCGAAGATATGCGTCAGTATTATGCGGAGATTCTGAAGCAGCCTGTTCCAGCGGCAGAAGAGGAATTCGCTGCGGCGATGATTGAGGCGGAAAAGAACCCAACTCCTGTTGTTCCTGAGCCCGTGGTTCATGACGAGAACTATATTCCACCCATGCCCGAGTATGGCAGCAAGGACTTCTTCATTTGGTGTAGCAAGACAAAGAAGGCTCGTGAAGCTCTCAAGAAGAAGAAGGAGGATGAGAAGGCTGCTGCTGTAGCGGCGAAGACAGCAGAGAAAGAGGCTGCCGCCGCGGTAAAGGCAGCAGCGAAGTCAGAAAAGGATGCGGCGAAAGCTGAGAAGGAGGCTGTGAAAGCTGCTAAGGAAGCTGCGAAAGCCGCTAAAACAGCAAACAAAGCAGCAGGCACCGCAATTAAAGCAGCCGCTAACAATGGGGGGAAGTGATTGAGGCAAAATAAAAATAATAGAATCTCTCATTTTTTATTTACTCAGAATAAACGCCAGTGCCATTTACGCCTGGAGGCATACTCGTGTAAAATACGTTCTTGAGTCCATATGCTCGTTGACACTTTTCAAGAAAGATCGTACAACTCTTACATGGCTTTGAATTTGAGAAGTATGTCTCCCCCGTAATTGCGTGATCACGAATTTTCATGACAAAGAGATCACAGCCCTTGAGCTTGGACAAATCACCTAACTTCTTCACACAGTTCTTCTCAGCGTGAATCGTACACCACTTTCCATATCCACACCCACCTCTTGATGGTGTCCCATAGTCATTTGATGCCATGGAGATAATCTTTCCTCTGAGAACAAGCATTGCGTAATGAAATCGCTGAGTCCGATGCCTCTCTCGCATCCGTGTTATGTTAGGGTCGTTCATAAACGACTCTAACAGAGCATAATGACGGTCGTTAACTGGTTGCATTTTGATTACTTTATAGCTCGGCGCGCAGCTTTTCAATTTTACATCATGTTACGCTCAGTGTAGACTGCCTTCCAATAAATATGATTTTCTTCTGGTGTTCTCGGGTAGAGTTGCGTATCGTGCTTAATTCTTCGATTCGTGTAAAGACGTGTATGAGGAGCATATGTATAATCCATATAATCAAGATAAAACGGATAACGAAGGTAATTTAGAAAATCACAGATATCGTTTTCACAGAGGATAACATCATACCATTTCTGTGTTGCGTTAGTACTTGTAACAGAATTTATCTTTGAACGGGTAAAACGCCTAATTAAATGATTGAAAGCAGCCTCATCATCTTTATTTATATCACTTCGATCGTGTAAAGGATAAATAACACGCGCCGTAAAACAGACCATTTCTCTACTTCTATTCAATATTAGTTCTTCCAATTTTTCATAGTCAACTTGTATAAGATTATCTGGACACTCACGTGGACCATATAGATCTTCATTGTATTCACACATTTTCTTGACTCCTAGTAATGGACCCCCATATTATCCTGGCTCTTTTCCACATCTTTGTAGTTGTTCCCTTCTTGCTCTACATTGCTCTGAATCGTGGAAATGTACCGTATTGGATCTATACGGTCACTCTTGTTCTCGGCGTTTTTATTTTAGTCTATCACGGCTACAAGGCATGGGTTCGCATCCGTGTCCAGTCTCCAAGCCTCTGGATTAATTTAATTCACGTATTTCTGGTAGCGCCGCTTCTTATTTATGTGGGAGCCAACGAAAAAAATACTCCGAGACCAGCCTATGAACTCTTAGCTATGTCTGGATTTGCTGCCCTCGGCTACCACTTGTACAATCTGGTTGTAAGTGTCAACTCAATCCAAGATGCTACAAAATAGCACGAATAAGAGGATGCGGTACTTGATTATTCGTCACTAGACAGGTAGCCAAATGATAAATGAACGAAGCGCGATTCTTAAACTGGGTTGAACAGAGCTTACACGTTGATTCCTTCGAATCGTTTCTCGTAATCTCGTTTACTTGAATCACATTGCCACAATGATTTCGTAAGAAGTGAGGAATCCTATTTCCTTTCGTCTTAGATTCGTGACCACACCCGTCGATTGGGCATGTAAATACCTCGCGCCCCTGCTGCTCCTGTGCCTTGGTAGGATGCTGGTCTAACATATGCTGCTTCAAATTCAGTTCATGTGTATATTCTTTATTACAATGACGACAGGTAAATGGACCCTCGTGCGTCTTCATGTGATAGTGCATTGTGCTCTGTCTTGAAGTAAATGTCCCATCCGCATTCACCTTCTTAGGAACTACCTTATCACAGTGGGGGCAAACAAGATCTCCGTTGTCATTGTAATGATATTCAAACATCGTGTGGATACAGGGGTTTTTGTCGCGGAAAAATTCAATTTTTTACTTTGGGATGTTAAAGACTCTTGAATATGGTAAACCAATGACCCTAACTATCTTAACGCTTGCGCTCGGAAAGGATTATTGCCGCAACTTGGAGAAAGCTCTGAAATCGAAGGTTGAGTATGCTGAAAAGCATGGATACACGTACATTCAAGGCGACGAGAAGTACTGGGATCGTGATCGTCCTATCTCATGGTCCAAGGTGCCTTTCTTGCTTCACCATCTGGAAAAGATGGCTGACGGCGAGATTGTATGGCTGAGTGACGCAGATGTCTATATTACAAACCAGTCACTCAAGTTTGAAGATAATGTTCTGTCAATCTTCAAGGAGGATAAGAAAATGCTTATGACATTCGATGCTTGTGGTCATGTAAATGCTGGAAACATTGTCATGCGGAATAGCCCGTGGCTTCGCAATTTCTGGCGCCGTGTCTACCAGCAGACAGATGTCATCTATCATATCTGGTGGGAGAACGCGGGTATCGATAAGCTCATGAATACAGATGCTGAAGTCAAGGAGGCAATTCAGGTAACAAAGGAGCATAAGCGTTTCAATGCGTATCTGATGGGCTTCGACCACGAGCCCAAGTGGGAACAGGGCGATTTTCTCGTTCACTTTGCTGGAGTCTACGACTCGGGTAAAATGAAGGATTTGATCACGCGGATTGATGCAGGTGAGACTCCTAGGCTCTCCATGTACTAAATTAATTTCTTCACAAATATTATAAATGAACTCTACTCGCAAGAACCGCAATGAGAATATGATGGGTGGCGCGAAGATCACAGTTGGCTCCAAGAGCCAGGTATACCACGGCACGGCGAAGCACACGTCCGGTGGGCTCACCAAGAAGGATCTCATGAAGACCAAGAAGGGTCGCATTGTAAGCAAGAGGAAGCACGCGGCTGGCTTGAAGGCGATCAAGAAGCTCTTCGCGAAGGGCTACAAGCCCAAGAAGGGCACTTTCAAGTTGATGCGCAAGTAAGGAAGCGCTTTACTTCGCTGACGCAATACGATCAGCTAAATCGTGTAAAAAACCAGCCGTTTCCATAGGATTCCATAATTCTTCGGGCGGCTGACCATCCATTGTATCAAACCAATACAAAGATCCACTTCTCTCTGTTTCGTCAATGTTTGACCAAACCAGTGAAGCCTTCGCCGTTCTCAATTCAGGTAAAATACTCCGAAGATTCATTGTCTTGAGACCACTCGGTCCAACGCGTGAAATAAGCATTTCTTCCACCTGCTGCGAATTCATATCAGGCGGGAAAAAAATGGCATTCCAAGGCTGGACAGGTACATGTGTTCTTGAACCTAAGGCAATCACCGTCATAGCTGGATCAAGAAGCTTCTGTAGGACTTGCGCTGACATTTCCTCTCCAACCCAAACAACATGGATTGGCTTCGTTGCGTTTGTAATATAGGTGAGCGCGAGGCGAAGATCCTGTTGATCTTTCAACTTGAAAAGCGCATCCCATGCAAATTTCTGAAAGGACTTCGGCAACGTTCTATGAGAATCAAGGACGCAGACCGTACGACCCCGTCCTAGATTTTCACTTACCGAAAGATTCAAGCGGCGAAGGGCAAGCGACTCGTCGCCGATCACCCATACTTTTTTTCCTCGTATCGAAGATTCAAAGCCCTCAAGGTGTATGACCTCGGACATTCTATTTAGAAAAATTGCTAAATGAATCAGAACAAACCGCATAGGCTTGGCTTGAATCTTTCAGGACCGGTGACATTTCGGGCATCATATTTACACTTCCAGTAAGAATCTCCTGACCGGGAAGAACAATTATATGGTTTCGTGTTGTTAATGAATAGTGCTCTACCGTATGGTAAAAGATGTTGGGGTTATAGCCCTCTTTACCACAGCGTAACAGTAAGTACTCAAGAGTTTCAGCATTCTTTGTATGAATGTACTTCTTTGAACTCTGCATCAGCCATTCAAATGTGATCGGATGTTCAGGCGCATCATGCCCTAGAAACAGCTGGTTGTCTTTGTACCAGACATCAAGTTCCACATCATATCCATCGGCTATGCGCTTATCAAGAAGACTCGGATCATTTTCGCTCGCGAGTTCTTTGCGTTCAAGATTCCCCCTGTGACAGATAAAGCGTTGAAGAGGAATGGTAGCGTATTTGGAACCATTCATGGAAATTTCCCATTTTGACATACGAAGCTCACCGAATTCGCACTGTGACCAATCTTCTAATTGTGTAGCACTGTACCTTTGGCAAGCTGTGTCCTTTTTAAATAAACAGATGGGTACTATAAGAACCGTTGGTAGTGTATACGATCTAATTCCATATTTTTTGAATTGACCTTCTAGAGTGTTGGTTAGTTTATCAAATCGTTCAGAATCTTGTTGGTCCTCAAAATAACCCATTAAATGGATCCCTTCATATGTGATCAGAAGACCTCTGAACTTCATACAAAAAGAATATGCGTGTGACTCTAACAGTTTCTTGAGTGGTTCCAAAAGTTCAGCAGACTTATCTTTCCATGATACAAGTTCAAAACTCGGCTCATTAAAAAAAATTACATCGGGACTATCACATTCCTTTCGTAGGAGTTCACGAAGTCTGCGCCAAGCAGGTAGAAAATAGAAGTGATTCGTGCACTCGATTGTCCATTTACTTTCTGTGTTTCCATAAGATGAAGTTTGATCCATTGTCCCTCCTATTCACTAGTTTACTCATTTTAGGTATTGATCTTCCGTGGCTGTACATGACACAAGAACTCTCTGGTAAAATGTTTAGGTCCATACAGGGCGCTCCGATTCAGGTTGTCTGGTGGGCTGCTGCTGTTGTCTATGTGGCGCTTGCCTACCTGGTTTTACAGACCAAAGAGCCTATCGAGGCTTTTGGTTTGGGTCTAGCGACCTATGCTGTCTACGACTTCACAAATTTGGCGACTCTTCGGGGGTATGAGCCTTGGTTCGCCGTTATGGATTCACTCTGGGGTGGTGTTCTATTCTATCTCACGCGTTTGGTGTTAAATCAAATGTAAGGATTGTATGCCCAGTGAAGAAGAGCCTGTCTCTGTCTCGGTCTACAGGATAGGTCATGCGGGTCGCAATTGGATTTTATGGCGCCCGCATGACGTGTAAAGGCACGCCATCTCTTAATCTGGACCTCGTCTAATTCAGGAAGACGACGACCCATCCAGTAGCGGCAATACCATTGAAACCAACCTCGTATATCTGGGTTCTTTTTTGGATCACTGAGTATAGGGTGTTTTTTTGAAATATGTTTCCCTGCTTGCTCGCGCGGCGGTACCCAGCCTGCCTTTTGCCATTGTGAAAGCGGTAGACGAGAATCAATCTGAAAGGCATTCAGACTAACGTCTACGCCTTGAGGGCTCAACTTTCCTAAAGCAATGGCTTTGAGAAACCATTCTGCAGGAAATTCATCAATACAATCATTCAGATACTTACCACCGAAGGCACCTGCGCAGAGAATTTCATCCGGATCCGCATAAGGTTTAAACGCCATATCTTGCCCGGGATTTGCGTGTAATACATAGGAGTAGTTTTTCGTCATTTTATCTGAAACATTGATCACGTCTCCCAGTTGAAAGGAGGCGAGTGGTCGTCCCTTTTCTTTCACTTCTTTGAGCATTTCTAAGACACGCGGATGCATGTTACCCTATTCTAGATAGACAAACTCTATAAGAAGTGTTACATCGCGCCCATTGAAATTCACCAGACGATCAAACTCATCGCGGAATGAAATGTCGAGTGTCGTCATTCTCGCAATCGGGGCGGGACTTGCGGTGAAGGTCGGTTCAAAGGTCTCTCGTGTAAAGGTCTTGTAGGTTTGTTCATTCATGTCCATGTAGATAATGGTATAAGGAGCACGGCGCCCCACAGACCTCTCGATCATGGTAATTTCCTGCGAGTTGTCGCTGTTCATGTAAAGATAGAGACGACTGAGAAGAAACTCCAAGTCCATGGCATAAGGTCCGCTAATGAGTCCAGCATTGTCCGTGTAGTCCTGATTTAAAAAACCGAATAGTTTCGCTGGTGAATTGATCATTGTTAGGCAATTGTTGTTATCATAGAGATCTACGAAATCACCCGTGCCAAATAGAATAGCAAAAGGGACCGAGCCTGTGTCACGTGTGATGTGTAACGTATCTGAGGTTGGACTTACTGCCACAGAATAGGTGTTTGAAATTCCAGATAAAACGTTTAACTTTGCTCCAATTTCAACGCTCAACGTTGATAAGAAATAGCGCCCTGGAGATAATGTTACCGTGTAGCGTGTAGATCCCTCTCTAAAGGTAAATTGATTCCAACCAACATCAATGTTGAAAATACGTGTAGGAATTGTGCCACCGACAATTTGGATTGAGACTACGTCTTTCAAGGGACGGAAGAGTTTCCAGCGAAATGAATTCGCATTCGGGTAGGATTTCGCATTTCGGTCACGCGTATTGAGCTCCAGCAAGACAGATCGCCGTCCCCGTTGCTTTGCTGTCTTTGCGGGCAACAAGATATCTTGCCCCGAAGCCCTCTGATTTTCAAATGTCGGTATTGTTGGGTGATTCATTCTGATCTACTAATAGAGATTAATGGGTACAAATAATCCGTTTTCAGGCTTACCGTCACATCACGAAAGTCTCGGTTTTGTCGCACACAATGGAATGACACCTATACTCGATATGTTTAATCGTATGCCTGTTGTATCACCGACAACTGTCTTTCAAACACATGCCGTTCATACTCCTCAATATGAAATTATGGATTATGTAAGCACTGGCACGGGAGCCGTTGTTCATGACCCTCTTACATCTATCATTACACTCTCGGCAGATGGCGGAGGCGGCAGGGCAGTGAGACAAAGTCGTGAATATATGTATTATCAGCCAGGTAAATTACAAAGTTCGTTTTTTACATTTAATCCTCGTTATGCGGGGACCTTTGATAACTCTGTAGCGGTGCGCGTTGGTCTTTTTGATGATTATCGTGATAAGAGCGCAGAATCCAATAAAGTCAGCATGGGACATTTCTTTGAACTCAGCGGGAACTCATGGTTTATTGTGGAGCGATCCAATAGCACCGATAATGTTACAAATGTCACGCGTATTCCACAAGCAAACTGGAATACAGATACATTAAATGGGAATCGCGCTACAAATTCATCTGGATTTCTCTTATCGAATGAAAAATGCCTTATTGCTTTTATTAATCGTCAGTGGCTCGGTGTAGGCGCAGTCCGAATGGGATTTGTTATCAATGGACGAGCAATTGTCTGTCATCTCTTTTCGCATGTAAAAATCCAGATTCCCTATACACAAAATTCAAGGCTTCCTGTGCGCTGGGAGATTGAGAAAGTCTCTGGCGGTAGCGCGGCGGTCGCAACACTTGCTTCCATCTGCGCATCTTCGCAAATTCTGGGTGATTATACTCCCCTTGGATTTATTTCTAGTCTACCACTCTCTATCACGCTTACTTCACAGCAAGTTGACACAACTCTTCGCCCTATTTTTATTTTGCGTCTCCGCCAAGCTTTCTGTAGAGCATCGATTAAGGTAAAAAATATTTCAATCTATGGAAGTGCTGCAGGTGGCTATACTATCTTTAAAAATGCAACAGTTAGTGGATCTCTTACTTATACGACTCATCCTGACACAAGAAGCATGACAGAATATATAAGTTTCTCAGGAGGGTCAACAAGTACACGTACCCTTACAGGTGGTATTGCCATTGATAGTGGTTTTTTTGATAATAAAGCAACTGTTTCAGATACATTTGACCCAGTCGAACTTACATCTATACATTCTTTTTGTTCTGATATTGCGGGTAATCCAGATACACTTGTTATCGCGGCATGTTCATTAACAGGAACAGCAGATGTACGTGTAGCGGTTCAGTGGATGGAGATTACGTAGACTCCCCGACCGGGTAAAATTGATGCGGGAAATGGCTTAAGCCTTATTTTCTATACAATAAATATCCGATCGCACTGGAGCACCTTTCTAAGATTGTTACCCTTTACGCGAGTCACCTAGGTTCGTTCTCTGTCTTCTCAACTGTCCGTGTTCAAAGTAAGTGGAATCAGTGGATAAAGCAGCTGCCAAATGTCAAGCCCTTCTACGCCGTCAAATGTAATCCGAATCGTGATCTTCTCCAGACAATGGCTAGATTCGGCGCGGGATTTGACTGCGCAAGTGAACGGGAACTCATTGAAGTCGGCAAGGCGTCTACCTCCAAGGGGAAACTGATTGATTTCCAGCGCAATGTCATCTACGCAAATCCTTGTAAGTCCATCCGCGATGTCACATGTGCTCACAATTTCGGGGCGCCGCCCACTGTTGTAGACTCCTACGAGGAGATTCACAAGCTCAAGAAACTGGGTTGGCAGGGCGGAGCACTCATTCGGATTCGTGTGGAAGATTCAGGCAGCCTGATGCCCTTCTCGAACAAGTTCGGTGTGGACCCCAAGGAAGTTAAGGATCTCGCAGCATTCGCCTATGGAGAGGGATTTCCTATCAAGGGAATCTCGTTCCATGTTGGTTCTGGATGTAAGGATCCTAAGCAGTACAAGTACGCAGTTCAGAGCGGCGTCGGTCTTGTTCATGACTTGAAGGAGCTTGGACATGACGCGAAGACAGTAGACATCGGCGGCGGTTTCATGGGCGATGAGGAGTCATTTGAGAAGAATTGTAGAGCAATTCGCGAGGGGATCTATACATCAAACCACAAGGGATTACAGTTTATTGCGGAGCCTGGGCGCTTCTTCGCATCGGACGCGGTTGATCTCTTCGTGCAGGTGATTGGAAAGAAGCCTGGCTTGTCAGGTAAGTCAGGCGAGTATCGGTATACAATTGATGAGAGTTTGTACGGGCAGTTCTCGTGTATTCCCTTTGATCAGCAGAAGCCAAAGTGGATTCGTGTTCCTAAGCTTCAGGACATACATGACAAGAAGGCTAGAAAAACAGTAAAGGGCACTTTGTTCGGTAGAACATGTGACAGCCTTGATATGATTGCTTCAGCGGATGAAATGGAGGATTTGGAAGTGGGCGACTGGCTCTGGTTTCCGCATATGGGTGCCTACACATCAGTTACGGCATCTGAGTTCAACGGATTTCCTGCGCCCCCTCAGCATGGATCCGCCACGCAAAGTGTGTTTCTACCCTCTGTAGAGGATGTCTTAGTTAACTCTCATGTTCGTTTTCCCAAAGCGGTGAAGTATGTCAAGCCTGTGAGCCTCTCCTAAGTAAAACATGACCATAAAAAAACATTTGGCGATAAGCGATTTGTGTAATCGGAGGGAATTGCGTAAAGAGGGTCTCAAGCCACTCAGCAATTTCGGCTCTTTTTTTCAGACACGCGTGTAAATAGACCTTTTGATACAGATTTGCCCAATCGGGCTGGGTCTCAAATTCGGATTCGGTGAGTTCCTTGTAAAACTCTTTGAATTCCTCAAACTTGTTTGCGTTAATGTATTCTTTACATTCGTGCAAAAGAGCAGTTTCCATACTATTTATTTTATGCGTATTTAATTAGAAATGTCTCACGAGGAATTTAAGATCTTCGTTCCTGGATACGAACAATTCACAAAGATTGTTATTGAAAAGAACCAATCTGGTTCTAATATAAATTTATATCTCTATGGAAAGTTAAATCAGGATGTTTATAATTCATTTGTCGCTGCTAAGAAAGCAAATGTAAGATTTATGACAAACATAAATCGTGAGAGAAAGCTATACACTATGACGTTAAGATTACCTGGTCGAGGTGATCCTGATTCAATAGATACTGTTGAACATATTAAAGATGCAATTAGAACTCGTGCTGCATTTAGACCTACTATAGCTACAAATTCACCCGTGACTGCTGAAGATCAAACTGAACTTATGCGAGTCTTAGATATTCTAGATCGTAATCCTGAGCAGGTCGCTTTTATTCCTCAAATTGCAAGTACTATAGATACAAATATATCTGTAAATGCAACACGGGGGACTATATTGAGACAGAATAGATACGGTAATTATTTTACACCAAATTCAAAAAATACTCGAATCAAGAGAACACAGGCTACAGTTGGTCAACTAAATCCTTTTTATACATTAGCCACTGGTCTTTCTCAAAAGTTTTTTACATTAATAACGCCCTATTTAATGAAGCCTGTAACTGAAGGAGGATTAGGACTTACACTCTTATTAGGAGATCCTAATAACAGAGACTTGGAAAGAATGTACATTGGCTGGGGAATGAAGCCCATTAATAATGTAATTCGTGTACCTGCTATGATAGCGGGTGTAAATATATATTGGGGGAAGCCGCCGCCTGCTGAAGTGGGCGGTGGACCTGCAAGTGGGAGAATTACATATATGTTTGGCAGAGCTGGAGAAAAGGATGATGAAATTTTTAGCCTTATCTTTAATCCAGACGATGAAGAAAAAGAGGGGTTTCGTAATGCTTTAAAGCTTAGTTTAGAACCTGCGCCTCCCACTGCTAGTATGAATGAAACACCTCAAGAAGCTTATAATCGTACACTAAGACTTCTGAATAAACAGGCAAATTTAAGAAGAGCTGTGACATCTAATCAAAAGAGAAAAATGATCAATTCAAATGTATCTTATCTTCGAGCTCAACTAAATGCCCTCGCAAGAGAGCCTGGTGTTGTCACTGCCGCGGCGGCGGCAGCTCTTGCGGCACGTCCTCCAAACACACCTGCAAACAATGTATTTAGAAACATAGGTAAAACATTTAGAGCGGGTGTTAAACCGAGTAACGCCAATTCGCTCAGGCTATATGGTTTGT